TTTTATTACTGCCATTTATCTTTTCCTCGAAGACTCTTTCATTTTTCTTTGATTTTCATAATGTTCAGAGGCTTCTTTTATACAAACCTGTAAAAGGTCAAATATATCTTTATCTAAAGGTATCTGGTATATTTGCATTATATCTCCTATACCAGAATAGTCTTTTCCTAACCAAACTCCATTCATACCCTCAATTTTATCAGGTAATATATTAAATAATCTAAGTGCTTGTTGTGATTTTTCTTCTAAATCAACATAATCAATTGGGATTTCTTCCTCTTCAGGCTCCCACCCCATTTGCTCGCACATTTCAAGATATTGTTCTCTACTCATACCTCCAGACTGTAAATGGTGCTGGAGGTATCGTTTTAGTTTTTTACCGCGCCCTCTTTCTTAGTGATAGAGAACCTTTCATAATCAGCAATTACATCAGTAATAAACTGGTCGAATACTGTAGAACTCTTTAAAAGGTCTACAGCCTCTTCTTCTGAAAACTCAACATCCTCTTCTGGATCTAAAGCACTAATATCTACAGGAAGAAGCTTTGGAAGGTGTTTAATTTTTAACCCTCTCCAACCTTTGATAGCACGTCGTGCATACTCTTCAGTAAACTTATCACTATCTACTTGTTCTTCTCTTTGTCTTGTAGCCTTATTATATTTAAATGTTAAACTTGCATTACGAATGTTAACAAGTTCCTCACGGTTAATATAAGCTACACTAACAATAAATTCAGGAATATCTAAGTATTCCACATCAATAACTGTTTCTTTTGCTACAGTTAGACTTCCAATTTTACTCATATATAATAGTCCCCTCTAAAATAATAGGTGCTTACCTGTTTAACTTTAATCAGACTGAGGGGGATAGTCTAATCGCCGTTTAGGTAAGCACCCACTTGTTAATTTAAATGTATTCCCCCTCAAAATATGTTAGGTTTTTTGTGTAATTATAGTAATCTCATCACCTGTTCCAGAAGAACTCTCTTGTGCTAAGAAGTTTACTGATACACCAATAACATCTTCAATAGAGTGTGTTGGTAAATCAAACTGAACAGCAGGCATATTAATAGCAAAATATGGCGCTGTTGAACCACCAACACGCAGGTTAGCATTTGATGTAGCAGCTGAAGATGTTCTTGAGTCCTCAACAATCTGCTTTAAGAACTGGGCTGTATCAGTACTTCCTGCACGTAAGTATGCTGAAAGAGTTCCTGAAATAGCACGAGTTCCAACAAACTGACCAATAGGTGAGTTAAGAGTAGCTAACTCTTCTGGAGTTAAATATGTAATATTGTTATTATAATCAAAGCTAAGAGATGTGACTGGGAATGTAAATGTTACACCTGCCCCTCCAGCTGAAGGCGCGTGTTTAATCTCAATAGAGCTTAGGCGATTCTTAATAAAGCTTGCAGAAGAGATTGTTCCTGCTACATTATAAGAATTCCAAGGATGATAAGATGAATCAGCTGTCATAGCATAAGCATTAGAATTAGCTGCGGCTGAAGTTCCTGAGTTTAAAATACCACCAAACACGGAAATAGCATTATCTCTTGGATTATCTCTTAGTTCAATTAAGTGAGTTCCAAAACCTGTCCATGTTGTTGTAGCAATACCATCAATAGCTGCATCTACCGTTGCCTGATTAACAGCGGCATTTGATACCTGATAAACAACATTATCAAGTTTAAAGTATAGGTAGTATTCTGAGGCTACAGCATAGTTAGGAGTATGTGCAAATACATTAGATGCAGCAGAACGAGCAGCAAGAGAAAACTTACCATCATCTTGCCAGGTGCTATGAATCTCTCCGCCTGAAGCCCATGAAGTATTTGACATTAGACCTTGCCATAAGAACCAATCAGAAACTGGCATAGAATTGCCTGTTTCATGAATTCCTGTAGCGCCCGATGTTTTAACAATCCCAGTAGGTTTTAAATAAACCTGAAAATTCCAGTCTACTGGGTTAAGTGCTGTATTAAATCTTTGTTGTGAACGGTCAGGAGAAAGCCCAGATTCTAATGAGGTAATATCCTGAGTAGTTGTGGCTTGAGACATAGCATAACCAGCTAAAATTTCTACCTGCCATGTATTAGCAGGTTTCATGTCTGCAACAGCAGCACCACCAGCTAAATCAACAGTTGACATAAAGACTTTTGTATTTCTTTGTAAATTAAGTTGAGCAACCATTTTAAAACTCCTTTAAATATTAAGTTGGTATCTTGCTAAAATTTCTACTTCTAAGATACCAAAAGGAGTAGCTAAACCTTCGTCAGTAGATACACTTTCAACAGTAATATCTAAGACTCCTATATCAGACCTATCTCCTAAGTTATAAATAACATGCTCTATATCATCAGCTAGATTTTCTGCTAAAGTTATAGGATCTTCATCTCTTACGTAGGCTCTAATAATAATATTCAGCTCTCCAGTAGTTAGTCCAAACGTATCATATATTCTATTTTCTACACCAGCATTGACGCAAATTGTAGGAAAGTCATTAATTTCATCAAGAAATTTAAGACGCCTAAAAGAATTATTGAATATATTTACATTATATGTGTATGATGCATCAAATGTAGATGTTTCACCATTTATTTTTTTTAATTCTTCTGCAATTAGGGTTGTTATTTCAGCCCTTCTACTAAGTGCCATTTTAACCCCAAGGAGCCGATTGAAGTACAGTAGGAGGATTAATCTTATTTTGAATACGAGATTCTATCATAGATAGTAACTCATTTTCTTGCTCTTCTGGTGTTTTACCAGTGCTTTTAGCCATAGATGCTAAAATCCACTGTTTTACTTGTTCTTTTGTTAAACCATCAAAATCAGTAAACGACGCTTTATCGGGCTCTTCTAACATTTCACTACCAATAATAGTAGAAGAGTATTTAGTATCATAATCTACACCAGTTAGTCTCCAGTGAACTTCTTTTATTACCCTATTTAAATCATTTTTAATTGGGTATAAGTTAAAAGGCCCAATTTCCCAGGTATAAGTAATTGTCATTTAGTTTATCCTTCATATACAAGTTTTTGGCCAGAAAGCTTTTCTAAAATTCTAACTGCCTTTAGCATATCAACATTAATTCTCTTACCATCTCGCTCAGAGTAATATGACCAAGCTAAGTCTTCTGATGGACCTTCTGGAATTAAATCAAAATTGTGAGGTGAAAGAGTTGTTACGTTACCAGCCTCATCGCGAACCTTAAGTTCGCTACTTGAGGAAACATCTTCAGCATATAGAACTATGCCATTAGTTACAGATGCAGCAGGGGCAGTTCCATTAAATATAACTAAAGACTTTTCAGCAGAAGTTGGAGTTACAGTTCCTCCAAGTAAAAAGTTTCCATCTGAATCAATTCTCATAACTTCTGAAGTACCTGCGGTACCTGTATAACGACTCGTAGCGCCTGTCATCCAACGCCAGTATCCGCCTGATTCCATAGTATAGGATATCGAGTTTTGTCCTGCCTCAACGGCATTTCCATTAAATACTAAGTCAGACTGAGAAAGTGCTGAGTGAGTGTCTATCTCAATACCCCATCCACCATCTTCAACAAATAAAGATGCTTGCGACGTATTTGAATTTTTTACGTGAAGACCCCCTATAGGATTTGTAGTTCCAATACCTACAACACCGCTAAAGTAGTTTTTATCCTCATCATCGACATACACGCCCCATTTATTTGTAATGGTTCCTGAACCAGTATAGGTTCCACGATATAGATAACCATTTGTTATAACACTACTTACTTCTGTGGAGTTATGAACAATATCAGAATAAACTCCATATGCGGTTGTAATTCCGGCATTTGCTCCTGAATCTATAGTGATCTGTCCTCTAGAGCCATAAGCGTTGGTGATACCAGCAGTAGCACTCGAAAATAATCTTGATTGAAAAAATCCGGCGTATGCATTAGTAGGAGCACTAGCGCCACGCTGCTGGGCGCTTCCTTCAACGCCATACATAGTACCAATAGTACTGCCAGAAATAGCATCAGCTACTGCTGATCCTTCAACACCTGAAATAGTTGTTATATCATCAGCAGCATCCGATAAACCTGCTGTTGCTTCTGAATACACTCCCACAACTGTATCATTTCCATCGCCTGTTCGAGATATGTCAGCATCAACTTGAAAAACTCTTTGAAAATAATTATATCCGGATGTTGAAGTTGTATCAGTGGCATCATAATCAATCAACACCCCTCTTACGGTTCTGTTCGCCGTCTGAGTGTTGTTACCGGTATTGTCGATATCTATAGAAATAGGGCTTATAGTTTGATTGCTATCATCAATTGTTGCTGTTGCTTCAAAAACGCTAGAGTTAGAATCACCAACGACATCCAGTTTAGCAGATGGAGAAGTAGTTCCAATGCCTACATCACCATCTGATGTTATAGAAACAGCATCTGAAGAATTAACTCTAAAACGCATATAATCACCAGAGTGATTATATGCAATTGCGCCTTTTGCAGAACTGGTAGTATTGCCAAATAAGATACGCTGGTCTGAGGTATCAGTTCCAAGAATCTGAATACCAAGATTACCTTCGTCTGATTCTACAACAAGTTCACCGTGAGTGTTTGAAGGAGTACCTCCAGAATCTCCATTTTTAAAACGGGCTACAGTTCCCGAGGTGTCTACTACATCTAAACGATAAGAGGGTGTTTCAGTTCCAATACCTGTGTTATCCCCAAAATAACCATTGTCAATATAAGCGCGTGCAAAATACTTAGAAGAGCTGCCTAAGTCTCTTGTGTCGTTGTTATCTGGAATAATATTAGAACGAGGAGTAATTACTGCATTTGCTGTTCCAATCTTGAGTTCTTGATTATCATAATCTCGCCAAATATAGTTTGTTATAGTATCTGTTGTATCTGAAACAGCAAAGTCGGCATCATTTACTCTGATAGTGACTTGACCATTATCTGTTGCATCGCCGCGTACAAACTCTGTAGCGAGAGAGGATACTAAGTTAGCACGGGTAATTGCATTAGAATAAGGGCCTGTTTTATCAACTACTACAAATAAATCTTCATCCGCAATAGTTTGTATTGTATTTAAATCTGAAATTTTTACTGTATCTACCATGTAAATCTCCTAAGTAGGGTCATGTTCTATAACAAACCCAATACCTGTTTCGTCCGATAATTGAGTAATTGCAGTTGATGTTGAGTTTTCTAACACAAATAAGTAGTCTACAGCGGGGATAGCACCATCATCGTAAGAAGCGATTAAGATAAGTTCATCACCTTTAGACTTCGTAAGTTCTTGCGCTCTAAAGTCTACAGATACTGTTATAACATCTTCAATTGATGTTGTAGGAACACTAAACTGAACTGCTGGCATATAAATTGAAAATTTTTCTGAGCTGCCACCACTAATCTGTAAGTTAGCATTTGCAGTAGAGGCGTGATTTGTTCTACTATCATTTTTAATAGTTCTTAGTAAGTGAGAAGAAGAAGCGTCTCCTCCTCTTAAATACGCAGAAATTGTTCCTGAAACATCTCGTGCTCCAACAAACTGGCCAATAGGTCTATTTACCTCTGATAACACTTCTGGTATTAAATATGTAATATTATTAGTATACGTAAAACTTGCAGCTGTAATAGGAAATGTATATGAGTTTGATTGGTAGTTTAACTCAATAGTGCTAAGTCTATTTTTTAAGTGTTTAGCCTGTGTAATTACGCCAGCTACATTATAAGATGCCCAAGGATGAAATGAGTATTCTGCCGTCATAGCATATGCATTTGCATTAGATGTTACGAGAGTTCCAGAATTTAAAATTCCACCAAATGCAGATACCGCATTATCTCTTGGAGCGTCTCTTAGTTCAATTAAATGAGTTCCAAAACCAGACCATGCTGTTGTAGCAATTGAGTCTATAGATACATCAACTACAGCTTGATTAACTGCTGCATTAGATACCTGATAAATAATATTATCAAGTTGAAAATATAAATAACCCTCAGAAGCAGATGCAAAGTTAGGTCTATGTGCCGCTCGTCTATAAGCAGCTTGTTGCTCTTCAAGTTCAAACTTGCCATCTGGTTTCCAAGCACTTGTAAGAGAAGTTCCATTAGACCAAAAGGTGTTTGATAACATACTCTGCCATAAAAACCAATCAGCGACTGGCATAGAGTTGCCTGTTTCATGAACTTTAACAGTTCCAGAGGTTTGTTCTACTCCTGTAGGTCTAACATAACAAGAAAGAGACCATTCTACAGGGCTAATTGATGTTGTAAATCTTTTTAAAGCTCTATCTGGAGACAGTCCTGATTCTAAAGAAGTCACGTCTTGTGAAGATGAAGACTGTGATGCGGCATATCCAGCTAAAATACCTATTTCCCAAGTATTTGAAGGTGTGATACTTGATGCAGCGGCACCCCCTGCTAAATCAATAGCAGACATAAATACTCGTGTTTTTCTTTGTAGGTTTAATTTTTGTACCATTACTCGTACACCTTATATAATAATAAATTTTTTGTCTAATAAAAATTTATATAGAAAAATCTCTTTTGCTGTTAAGTTCGCGTTTATAAACTAACTGCGCTACTTGTCTAATAGACCTGTCAATTAACTCAGAAGGAGGACGTGTTGGTTCATGAACGCTGTATAGAGGCATATAGTAAAACTTAACTAAAGATATTTTTTCTGTAGTTATATCTTGTTGTACTCTAATAGATTCTACAAATCTGCCTGTTCTATATGTTAAACGAGTAGGACTTAAAGGAGGTCCTCCAGGAGGTCCTATAGGCATTTGTTTTTCTGTAGCAGACCTTACTAATGCTGAAAACTGAGCATCACTAAGAATTCGTTGAGTGTCTTTTTTCTTTTTTCTCTGCTCTTTACGTCGTTCTTGTCTTGAAAATGTTCCATTAGATATTATTTCAGGGTCGCTTAAATATTGAATTGAATATTTAGAAGATTGAGAAAATAACAGTTTTCGTAGTTCTAATACATTATTTGAGGTTGGATATGATATAATATCTGATGCAGCTTGTAAAAGTGTTTGACTAACCTCACGTTCTAAAGACTTAACTACTACTTTATTTGCATCGTTTACTGTAGAGGTGAGAAGGGCTGCTGAAAAACTTACTTGTAAAGAGATACTTTCATCTGATTGTTTTTTAACCGAAATGTTGATGCCTGGATTCTTTTTTATGTCTGCCCAGCTAAAACTAATTTGCCTATTTTCAACTTTACCATTGATTGTAGAGATAAGGTTGATTGCTTGTGTATTAAGTTCAATATTATTTCTTAAGGCAGTATTAGCTTCACCTTTTGTGCTAAGAATTCTTTTAATTTCATTTGAATCTTTAGCCTCCGCTAATCGATTAAATAAACGAGTAGTAGCGACCTCAGTAATTTGTTCTTCTGTTTTACCATCTTTAACCTGTAAGCCTGTTAAAAATGTTTGCCTGCCTCTATTAATTGCAATTCCAGAACTACCAGCAAGTTGTATTCCTCGTTTTACTACAAGCCTATCATTAACAAGTTTAGTTTCAACTTCTTTAATCTTACCTGTTTCAACTCTATCATCTATTACAGCAGAATACGATGGTCTAAAACCAGTTTTAGCCTTAGAAGACAGCAAGGTTCCACCAAAAGAAGAGGCTATTTCTTTTCTAACAGCATTATTTAGTTTAGTAGCTATAGAAGATAGTTGCTTTTCATACTCTTTTGAACGAGAACGAGCACTATAAAATTCTTGTTTACCTTTTAAAATGCTGGTAAACTTTTTAATATCTATATTAGCCGCTGTTTTTTGTGCAGAACTAATAGTTGCTTTATTTACTATTTTAATAGCCATTAGATATTTCTATATAAGTCAAGAATTCTTCTGATATGAGCAGGAAAATTCCCACTTAATTCTGTAGATCTAACAGACTCGCCTTGAAGAGAGAATGCTTGAGACTCTTGCCTATCTTTATGAAGCATTTTAATATAATCCATAGTAGCTAAAGTTAAATCATTTGGAATATTGCTTGACTCATAACCAGCCTTGTAGTTAACTTTTATACCACGAGGATAGTTTTTAAAGATAGAAGCACCAACAATAGTTAAACCAAAGTCACCAGTTCCATCACCAATATTTTTTGTTATTTTGCCTGTCTCAGGATAGAATAAAAAGTCTTCTTGAGTAGAGTGGTCATCTGAAAAACTTGAAGAATCATTTTCGCCGTCAAAGTGAATTAACAGTTTTGTATCGTCATCAGTAGAGTATTGGTATGATGGAGAGGTAAAAGCCGCTAAGTTTCTTGCTACGTGAGAAACTCTAACTTCATCTAAAAATCCATTAAAATAATTATAAGAAGCTGCTACATTTTGCCTACCAATCTCTAATGCACCTGTAATATCAGGCATAACATTAGAGGTAGTTTGAGATGCAATCTCTACTCCATCTCTATATAGAGATAAGTCAGTGCCACTTCTTACAATTTCAAAATGCTGAAAAGTATTAGCGGTATAACCAGTAGTAGAACCGTGAGAAACATTAATAGTTTCTGTATCACTCTCATAGGCTTTAAAATATGCACCCTCTACCGTATTATAACCTAAAGACCAGTAGTTTGATGAATCTTGTGCTTGAGAAATAAAACTTGCATTGCTCTGAAAGGAATTAGCTCTAACCTGTATGTCTAATGTAAAATCAGAATCACTAAAATACCAATCATTAGAATCAGGAACTGATAACCAACTATCAGTTCCATTAAAAAAGCCAGAAGAACTGCCAAACTTTTTATAACGTGTTTTTAACACCGGGCTGCCATGAATAATAATGCTATAGTTAGAGTTAATTGAGGTTACAGACATTCCATCTGTTTGCGGATTATTTAGTTTTCTATAATTAGTTCCATCATACTCTAAAACAGAATATACTGTTTGAAGAGGAATTCTTGAAACAAAGATAGCTGCACGTCCACCATCAAGTGTTTCTGAATAAGAGTTGCTCAATATTTCTTGACCAATATAGTTTTCTACTGCACCACAAGCAAAAGAGATAAGATTGCTTAGTCTGGCATCTTCATTAGTGCTTGAAATATTTAAATAGTTTTTTACTTGTGCTAATGATACATAAGGATATTTACCATAATTGCCAGACATAAGTTATACTCTACTTTTTAGTAATTTTAGCTGAAACACGAGGAGCAACCTCAGTCTCAGTAGAAGTTGCAGTTACAACTTTTTGTTTAACTACAAATAATTGTTTCCACTCAGCAATATACTGTTCAACTTGAACAGGACCATTACCAAGTTTCATTAATAGTCTACGAGCCTCAGCTTCATCTTTAATATGTTTAATGTGTTCTAACATTATATTTCCTCTCATAATAAAAGAGGGAGAGAGTTTCCCCCCTCCCTCCTAAAAGGCTTAATCTATATACTTATTAAGCTAAAGTTCTAATAGTAGAAGCGTAGCTGTAAGTTGTAGATACGTTAGCACCTGAACCAACAGTAGATAGGGCCTTAAAGTCAAGGCGAGTGCTCATATACATAGCAGTCACCTGTTGACGTGGCTCATATTCACTCTCGATTTCAATACCACGACGTTCAGCAATCATCCAGCCTGGCTTGTAAACAAGAGCACCAATGTCAGCAGAGTTAGAACCAACATTATCAAGGAATTCTGTAATAACAACAGGAATACCATAGATAGCGCCAACAGAACCTGTTAGGTAAGTAGCGTTTGGTCCAAACTTATCAACAGTGCGGAAGTCTGAAGTTGTAACAAGTTCGTTGTATCCTTCAATTGTGGTTAGGTATACAAGGTGGTCACCAAGCTGTAGTCCATATTTACCCATCTTAGCACGAGCAGAGGCAATATTAGCGGCAGAAGCCTTAGTAGAGCCATCAGCGGTGCGGACAGTTAGACCATCAGTTGCAACTTGGTTTGTCATTGTGACAAGACCCTTAATTACAGATGCATAAGTAGCAGTAGTAGCTGGGTTAGCAGTAAAGCCAGTTAGAGCACCTGTTCCACGTAAAATAGCCTTATCTAAAGAACGTGATAGACGACGAGTAGCCGCACGACGTAAAAAGTCGATTAGAGGAAGAATTGTATCTTCTTCTTCGTCTTTAGCAAGGTGAGTAGTTACCATAAACTTGTGTGGTGTAAAGTCTACAGAAGAAATTGCTTGCTGATTGCTGGTAGGAACGTTAGTTGTATCACCAACACCAGTAGCATAGGTTCCAGAAGCAAACTGAGCAACAAAGTCGTCAGTGTCTTCATTAGCAACAGGAACTCTAAAAGTCTTAGCGTCAACCTGGATACGGTCAAACATAGGAGCAATTACAAGTTGCTGTTCCATTTCTTCATAGATATTTGTAGAGAAGTTGCTTAAGAACTGGTCTACAGAAGTGACAGCCTTAATCTGATTACCAACTTTAGTATCAAATGGGTCACGACGATTTAAAGCCTTAGCTAATAGGAAAGCATTAGCCATTTCTTTCTCACTAAAGCGAGATTGATTACGCTTGTTTTCCTGATAAACCATCTTGCTTTCGCTGATAGCCTTAATCTCATCTTTATACTTGCTTAGCTGTGATTTTAGTTCAGCAAGCTCTTCGGTAGCTGCACGAGAAGCCTTTTGAAGTCTATCTACCTCATCAGACTCTTTTAATACAGCCTCACCGGCTTTCTCAATTAATTTTTCGGTGTTATTTTCACCAACTTTGATTGAAGAGACCTCTTTAACAGATTTTTCTGCCTCATGAGCTGCGCTCTTTTCAGTCTCTAAAACAATTGGGTCGCCTACGTTTTCGGTAGCCATTGTCTGTTTCTCCTTTATAGTCTTAGTAGTCCTATGACCGTTTACTAATAAGGCAAGATTCTTTGAAGTCTCTTCGCCATCTTCGCAGTCAATACTCTTAAGTTTGTTAATAGTTTTAAGCATCATATTAGCAATATGATAATTAGTATCATTCCATTCATTTTTTGGAATAGAAAGTAAATTAATTGTTTTGTTTAGTTTTTCTTGTAAAAGTTCATTTTGCTTGATGCGCTCTAAATCTTTTACAGAGTAAAGTTCTTGCTCAGAAACAGTAACCTCTTTGTTAAATTGGTTTCTAATTTCTTCGCGTTCAAAATCAGTTAAACCTTTAAACTCATTGATAAACACTTCGATATCATAAGAAGAGTTTAAATCCCAAAAATTTACTACTGATAATTCTTCTGCATTAACAGTAAGTGTATTTTCTAACGACTTTCCATTTAGGTCAACTTCTAAAAATTTAAAAATAGGGCTTTGGGCTGTAGCAATCTTGCTAATCTTATATCGTTTATTATCTAACTTAATAAAGTCGCCATTTTTTAGCTCAGAAGTTTCTGCGTTTAATAGGTTGATAAAAGGAATAGGTATATTTGGGTCTTGGTCTAAAATCTCATCCTCTTCTTCCTCTTCTAAATCTTTTTCATCAGATAACAGTTCTACAACTGATTTATTAGCTTCTGTTGGGGAAGCAGGACGATTATTTTCAGACGCCTCAGTTGAAGCACCTGGTTGTAGTAAAAATACTAGTTCATGAGAGTGGTCTTCTGAGTCTTGAATCTTATAGTTTACAATCTTATGGTAGTGCTTTTTACCGTGAGATGAGTATGTTGTAACGCCATTACCGCTTGCATCCATCTCTACAGTATGATAGTGTCCTTGAAGGCTGTCTGTAATACCAACATAGATTCCTTCCATTGACTTTTCTTGAACTAATCCCTGCTTAAACTCCTCAAACTGAGCCTGAGAGTCAAAGCTTTTTCTCATGCTGAATAGGCTTTCTTGGTTGCAAGGAACTGAGACTACTGAAATTTCATGAAGTTCAACATCAGTAATAACAGTGCTATCAGTTGATCTATCATAACGACCATCTTTAACCATAAATCCTACAGAAAAACTTTTTAAGGCGCCATCTCTAATAAGAGTTTGAACACCATGAAGATTTTCAGCAGCATCACTCACTTCAGCCTCTACATAGATTCCTTTTTTATCAACAGAAATCTTTTTTACACGACCAATTGGTTTAGAGTGGTCATGTTGATATAGAAGAACTGGGTTTTTTCTGTAGTTATCTACGCCTTTTGCCCAAGCAGATGCAGAAATAATATCTCCTGCTCTATCTTTATCGACAGTATTAGCGTATCCTGCGATTTTAAAACCGCGTTTAGTCTTTTTAGAGGACTTAACCTCTAAAGGACTATAAATGTGAAATAGTTTATTCATTTGTTGTACTCTCTGAATCATTTGAATTTTCTGTAGGTCTTCCTCCTAAAGACGGATTAACAGCGCTTCCAGTAATATTCTGAGGAATTCTAATCTCTCCACAATCTTCTCTGGGAGAAAATCTAAGACCAGTTCTTGCTTCATTTGGTGTAATAATACCTGTATTAACAAGTGTTGAGTAGTATAAAGCCTGTGTCTTCTCGTCTGCACGTAGTGCAGATACAGCAGCCCTATCTGGTCTTATTATTACATCAGAATTAAAAAAGTGTGAAAATGCGCTACAAAACTGTTCTAAAATAGGCATTATTGTGTGATTATAAAACAACACCTGATTAGCGGCAATATTAGCATTATTTCCACTTTTTAAAAGAACATAAGGAACACCAAGCGCCTTAGCAATATCTTGTTGAATACGCTCTACTGACTCTTCAAAGTCAAGTTCAGAGAACTTTACCTGTCCATACGGGCTTATTTTTAATCCACCGTCTAAAATAGCAGGATTTCTTGCTCCGCCATATAGCGTAGAATAACTTTGCCTCCAAGTTTCTAAGGCTCGTTCTTTTACTTTAGGACTAAGAACAGCATCTGTTTGGAGAACTAAACCTGGAACACCATTATTCTTAAAAAACTGACGTTGAAAGTTAATTAAGTAGTAATAGAGTTCAATTAGTCTACGAATAGATTTTAGTCTTGGGCTACCCCTATAAATACTATCCTCATTATCTGACTTAACGTGAATAATCTCATCTGTGCCAAACTTCAAAGATGATTCTTGACGAGTAGTCTGTCTTCCGTATCCATAAGTATTAGACTGTTGAATATTTCGGATTAAAAAGTTATAGTGCGAGATAAATGTTTTTTCATCTGGAATAATCTCAATATCATTTGCAGGAAGAACATATAAGTTTGTTCTATCATAGTAGAAAAAAGCATTTCCATCAAGCATATAATCTAAAAAAGCACGCCTAAACAGTTTGACTCTATCTTCAAAAGGATTAGGATAGCGATTTAAGAGCTTATCAATCTTTTTTACAGCGCCACCGCCTTCAACAATAAGAGGAATCTCGATTAGTCCATTGATAATCATTTCAATAGAACGATTTACAACATCAACCTCTCTATAAGACTGTTCAAAGTCTAAGATAGTTTCAGGACTGGCATAAGGTTCAGCAGCAGCTAATGATGGCTGTGCGGGATTAAGTTTTTCTGCAATCCATTTTCGCCAAGCAGGTACTGAATTATCCAAGATTTTTTTCCTTTTGTATCTCTAACCAACGAATTACTTTATTAGCTAAGTGATTAGAGTATTTTTGACCATATATAGAATGAAGGCGTTGATGATGAGATTTGCAAAGAGTGTATAGGTTTATATTACTTAACCTTTCTTCTTCATCTCTACAAAAGAGTTCTCTCACTTGTGTAATTTGTTCAAGTGTTGTTATATCTCGTATTTTATTTTTCTTACACCAGTCTTCAAATAGTTGTGATACAGAGTATATATGGTGAAGTTCTAACTGCTGAGTACTTCCGCACACAAAACAGCAATCACGAGCCTTATAGCTCTTTTTCATATAATCTCTAATG